TTGTTTTGCCATTTACATTAATAGGGTGAGATAATTTTAATTATTTCAATCACCAATTCACCATTTTTTCGTCGTTTAGAGGTTTTATCCAAAAGACGAAAATCATCTACCAAACTACCAAAGAGGGTGGGGATATGGTAGAAAGGTAGGAAAGGTACGTGATGCGTTCATATATCTTGCTATATATTGGTGATTAAGCAGATACAAAACCAATAGCGGAAGGGCGAAGAATAACATATGACACGCTGACAGCAGCAGCGACGGCAGCACCAGCAGCATCCACAGCGGTTATAGTGGCAGTTCCAGCAGCAGTTATACACCTTAACTGAACGGCAGCGGAGGCGGTTCCAACGGCGGTGGCAAACTGGGCGATACACACATCACCAAGAGCGATATTGGTGTTGGCAACCGTTATAACACCGTTGGCAGTAGCAACACTATCGGCAGCAGCAATTACGAAATCCTTAAGAGACATATTCTAAATGATTGTTATAATATAGTATAACATTATTATTTTAATATTAATTCTACATTTAATATTAACTTTTATGGTAGTTTGGTAGGTCAAAATCCGCTAAACGAATAAACTCGGAATTGCCTAAAAAGTGGTGAATTGGTGATTGACGCTCCGCTCAATATCGTAGATGATTAGTACAAGCGGTCATCCATAGCACTTCTGCGACCAGAGGGGCGACCACTACCGCAAACTGCTTTCAAAACCTCCTTTCCACGAGGGTCGCTCTTAACCATCTCCCTTAACTGTGGGGCAACCATAGAAGCGACTGAACCCAAACTGTCAAGGAGACCACCACCGACAAGACGCTCAACATCACCGCTAGAATGAGGTGCTTGAGATGAGGCAGAAAGCACATCATCTTTGGTAAGAATACCAGTATAAGTCGCTGACTGACCTTTCTCACAAACGAAGAGACCGCTGTTGAGGGTGATGAGAACCATCTCAATAGGCATATTTCCGACTTGACCGATAGGTGCTTCAGAATAGTTGCTGACCTCCAAAGAGAACTGTAAATTGAAGTTTCCAAGCGACCCAGCGGCATAGTAGTCCTCTGTGATTTGGACGTGGCGACCCATATCAAGCATAAGGTATGAACCAGAAGTAGCAATCTGTTTGCCTTGTCCTGTGGCGGATGCGACAGTAGCATAACCCCTAAACTCTTCCCACGACTGATTGCTTCCTGCTTCCACGCTGTAGCGGAACAACTGGTCTTGGGTTGCGGACGCCAAAATACCACTCTGGTTGTTAAAGTTCAGAGAAATCTGGCGAATAGCAAGAGCAAAGTCGCAGTCGGTAATCAACTGCGAGGATTTTGCCTTGCGGACAAAGATAAGCAGTTTGTCTGGGATTTGGTTCAACTGAGTAGTGGTAAAGGTGAGGCGAGTATTCGCTGGGTTAAGGATGGTGAGGGACGAGGCGTTGGTATTGACACGAGTAGCGAAGGGGATGGATGCGGTCTGGGTGGATAAGTAGCGAGGCATCTCCCAGTAAGGAACAACGTTTCGTGCCGACAACATATCACTCGGTTTAGGTGTGAGGAAGTTGAAGATGAGTTTGCTGTTGGTGTAGGACTGGACGGAAACGACCGCTGGGTTGGCAGAGTTGCTCTCCCAAAGGTTTCCAGAACGCCAAACACGAGACGTATTATCGGTAGATAAATTGAACACGACATTTAGGTTTTGAATACCGTAGAACCCTTGTCCGCTGTGAGATGATTTACACCACATAAAAGGAGATGCCAAAAGAGGTTCTCGCACGGTGTATTTCACATAATACTCAAGAGCAGTAGCAGCAGCGAGAACTGGGAGGGCGGTGATTTGAGAAGCACCAGCAGCACTATCAAAGTTGTTGGAACCGCTGACTTGTACGTCCAAAAATGAACCACGAGCGTAGAGGTCGTTGTCAAAAGAGGCGGTGGAATAGTTGCCTAAAACGTTGTTGCTTCCACCGATGCCGTCGCTGTATCGGTTGTAGGTGTCAAACATATTAGGGGTCATACCGTTATACCTCATCAATTCACGCTTATCGTGGAAGCGGAGAATAACTGGGAGGACGTCGTTCATATTGATTGAGACCGAATTATTGTTGATAGTGAATTGCTGTGTCAAACAAGCAGAGTGAAGGGGGAAAGCACCTAAAGCGTTGCTGACACCAAGATTGGCGGCGACTGTGCCGAGAGGGACACCAGCAGCGAGAGCAGCATCCACCGCTGCTGCTGGGACATTCACTTTGACGACGACGGTGCTTTCCCAGATGACACGACGGTCAATAATCGTGGTCTCACTAGGGACTTGAATGTTGTAGGTGTGCGAGTTGGGAGTAGCAGAAATAGCGTTGAACTCGGCAACGGTGATATTCTGACCGCTCTTCTGGACGGCATACTTAATACTGTCCTTACAGTTAAGGCGTTCATCACGGACAAGAACTTTCTGGAAGTCGGCGGAAGACATTATACTTGGACGTTATAATATAGTATAACATTATTATTTTAATATTAATTCTACAACAAATATTAAAATACGCTAAAAGATGTTCTTTAAAGAACCCCTTGAAAATCTTTTCGGCGAAACATTAACTTCAAAGAAGAATTACAACCACTCGCTAAACGGAACTGATGGACTTGTCCGAAAGTATCCTTCCAATTGACGCTTATTTCAATTGCCGATAGGGGTGCGTTTCCGTTGAGGTCAAACAACCTATATTCTGCGGTAGGTACGTAGTTTATGGAGGGTTTAATCTGCCAACCCTTTTCCAACGGAACTTCTAAATCTGTTAGGATGTTGCTAATACCGCTATTGTTTCCGCTGGTTGTGAATGATGAACCAGCACCGAATAGAACTGGTGCGGATACAATTGAGGGTGCGATAGGGAGCAAGGATGTCGTAAATACGATGCTCTGGACTGGGTTCCACAAAGGCGTAGTGGGGTATTCTTGGGACACCCTTAAACAATTCTTTCCTGCGTATTGGGGAAGGACAGACATCGCTCCAGTTGAGGTGTTTGCTAAATAAGGGTTGGTGCTGACAGTATTGGGGAAATACATCATCCAGTTTCGTCCAAATGTGGTGGGAGTGGGAGTAGTGCCACCAGCATTACCAAAACCATTCTGGAATGCTGTGAATGAACTAAATAAGTTGAATAATGGTGCGTTCATAAAAATCTGTATAGGGGCAGCAGCGAGGGCAGCGTTTAGTGCTGGGGTAGGGTTGTTTGGGGTAGGGGTTTCGTATAACTCTTGGGGGACAACCCACGTGGCGATATTCGCATCTTCATCCCAGTATAGATAGGGGAAGTTCGCAACGGTATAACCAGCGATGGGGTGTGCTGTTATGAAGTCATTCCACGCAGACCTTAATGCTGTATTCACCATATCAATAAAGGGTTTGTATGTGAATGTGTAGTAGTATTCATTCACGAGTGCTGATGCTGTGATTGGGGTTGTGGGGGTGGGGAATAGAACGACGGATGATTGGGGGACGAATGATAGATATTTCTGGATGCCGTTTGGTTCAAGGGTGGGGTGAGCGAGGGTGATGCTATATACAAGTAAATTGGGGTCGTTCTGTCCTACTTGGACTTGGGGGATAATGACTGGTAGTGAAGGTGTTTCTAAACTAAACCGAACCACAGAACAAAAGTAATCGCTGGGGTTCATAAGGTACGGACTATTCCTTATCTCTGTGAATTGGAGGAAGGGTGGTCTCTGTGTTCCAGTCGTGTCGTTGTTGAGAATGGTGAGGTCATAGTAAATATGATATGGTTCGTAGGATATACGAGAGTTAAAATCAATTCCACTCATTTTGCGATATATATATACATAACAATTATTTTAATATATTAATACTCTTAAATAATCAAAAAAAGACCAATTGCGACCCTAAATGTGTGTAATAATACAATAAAAATACAATTAGATTATTTACAATACCGAAAATCAGTAAAAATACAACTATACCAAGTAATAATAATATTATTATTACAAGATTATTACGGAAAA